TATAATGCTGGTACTGGAAAGTAACAGTAAATTCTTCAATTACATCGTTTTGTGCATATTGTAATGCAATCTCAGACATGTTAATCGGAAATGCATCATGTAGAAGGTACGTTCCTAATGGTAATGGGTCATCATTTCTGTCTAAATGTTCGACTGTTAAGTCCACTTGATATTCAGATGGTGTCAATGCTTCAGCACCGTTGTCTACCTTGTCATTCATTATTTCCATCCATTTTTCAAAGGGCCCCCTCAAAGACTGATTAGTATCATTAATGATAGTAATTGTCCATGGATCAAAAATCCTTTCGCCTGCTAATTTAACTTCCCTTCCTCGGTATTGTACAATAGCTGGGTTTACTGTAGAAGCTGGTATCGCTGCTCCAGAAACCAATACAGAGTAGTCGCTTTTAAGGCCCGCTGCTGCTAATGTAGGGAATGCCAGAAGTACACGAAACTGATTGGGACGTGCGCCGCCCTTTCCTAGTTTCGATTTAAAATCTTTTATGTTCATCTTTATCTCCTTTACTTATATGTATATTTATACGTTAGCCGCCGATCTCTTCGAAAGCTACGCCTGTTCTGGTTGCTATAAAATTCAAAGTGATAAAGTTAACTGACTTGGCAGGTTTGATGAAAATATCAGCTATAAAATTATTGCTGTCGATAACTTCAGCAGTATTATTAGATGTATTACATATTACCTTAAAGTCGTATATTCCTCTACGTCCTTGAACGTCCCTTAAGAATGGTGTTATAATAGATGTAAACTGTGCTCTTGTAAATGCATCATTGAATTCAAACAACTGATATTTAGCTGCTGTTGCAATGGCTTTTTCAAGTACAATAAACAATCTTCTGACATTAATTCTATCAAAAGCACTAGGTGCTCCTAATAGTGTTTTGTCGCCGAACAATACAATCCCGTTTCCAGGGCTGTTAATTATTGGGTTAACTCCAATCTTATACAAATTGTCTCTATTAGTCTTGTTGGGGTTCCAGGCTAGCTTTACTGCATTCCTGATCTGTCCACGATTAAAACCTGCTGGTGAATACCATGGATCACGTTCTTGGTCTGTTGTTACACATAGTCCTGCAACGTCTCCGTTTAATGGTACCCATCTATACGCATCGTTGTAGCGATCATACATGTATTTCCAGTTACTATCCATTACACTATAACTAGTGGATGCTAATGCACCTTTGTCACCTGTTATAGATGTCTCTTCATTATTACTGTTATTAACAACAGAAGCTTGTAGAGGTGAATGGAATGAGATACAGTCTTTTCTGACTTTAGAAATATTGTCTTGTACATACTTTTGGTCTACTAAAGAGTGGCCTGCTGTAAGTACTAAAGCAATATCTGTTTGTTCTTTATCATTAAATAAAGCGTATCCAGTTTGGATATCACCTGAAGATGCTGCTGCTGTAATACCACCAGTTAAACTTACTGTAGCTTCTGCTGCTGTAAATTTACTAGTGAATGTTGTTCCAGATGCTGTTGATCCGAATGTTGCGTCGCCTGCTGGATGATCTGTCCAATAAATAAAGCTTGACTGTCTATTAACGACATCTTTATAGTAAATTGAACCACCGTCTAATGCTTTAGCATCTGATGCTTTTGAAACGCCTTCAAATCTTTCTAGAACAGTATTAACTGTGCCTGAAAACAAGCCGTCTTCGTCAATAACAACAATGTGGAATGCGTCATTTGAGCCGCCTTCTGTTGTTACTCTTTGGCTACTATAAGGTGCGCCGTCAAATTCATTTGCATAAGTCCAGCCTGCTGATAAGACTGCTGTAGCTGTTGCTCCAGACCCACCGCCACCACTAAAGGATATTGTAGGTGCTGATGTGTAGCCGTTGCCGTTATTAGTAACAACAATAGCTGTTACCGCTCCACCTGAAACAGTTGCTGTACCAGTAGCTGTAACTCCACCAGCCGGAGCTGCTGAAAATGTTACTGTTGGTGAACTAGTATAAGCAGATCCGCCTGCTGTTACTGTGCCGGATGCTATTGAGTTGGTATCGAAATTACTAGAATCTGCGAATGCAACTTTTAAGCTGTTTCCTATAGCGCCTGGGTACTTAGCGGCAAACATTCCGTTTGTGCCAGATCCTGTGCTATGATTATTTGTGTAGTCGTCTGCATTAGCAATAAGGACCGCTGATCCTGATGCTACTGCGTTACGGGCTGCTGTTCCTACAGCTCTAACTACTTTAAGGTTGTTACCATATGCCAAGAACGATGCCGCAGTAAAAAAGTCTACTGCTGTAGCGTTATCGGGACGGTAAAAACGTTGTACGAGATTATTCTCTGAACTAATTGTTGTGATCTCTTGAGTTGGACCCCACTGGAAGTTACCTACCATAGCACCTGTTGTGGTTGCTACGGCTGGGACTACACTAGTAAGATCTGTTTCTTTAACAAGAACACCTGGTGATAGCTGAAATGCCATGTTTTTTCTCCTCGGTTTATATTATCTTATGAATGATACACAAGTTTTTTTTAATATCATCCAACTATTTATAAGATTTTTGTTTTATACTTCTCGGTAAGTGTAGACACATAATTAGCATTGTGTACACACTACCTATTGATAAGATCCTTAAGTTTTTTCTGCAATGCTACTGGATTATATTCGTCTTCCAGTAACCATACATCGCCACCTAATACCTCAAACTCTGGTTCTCCGCCATCATATCTTATGAAAGGAGTTAGATTAGATTCTATCTCTCCAATCTGTGTTCCATATAAACCTTCTCTTGTGTTGACATCTACCATGTCTTTAAAGAACGATTGTCCACTTAGCCACCCAAAAAGAACCATACACATAACTAAATCATCGTGATAACCTTCGTCTGCTTGATACGATTGACTCTTCTCAACAAAGGTTGATATCTCTGATATTATATGCTCATCAAAGATCAATAATTTTTGTTCCTCAAGTAAAGATTTGAATGTAAAACACCCCTGTCTTTTAACTTGTTTAGATGTATTGACACCTAATTTAGTACTCTTTCCGAAACCTGGACTAACATACTGCCTTTGATTCTCGGTTACAGTACTAAGTATGTTATCGTATTCTACTTCTCCATGTAGAATCTCTACTACCTGTTGGCCAATGTCATTAGTTTCAACTAAGACAAACGCATCGTTGTAGTCTCTACCCAACTTTCCTATTATATCTGGAAACAACATAGGGGCTATTTTATTATCTCTAAACTTAGCCACTACCTCATAAGGCATTGCTGTAATATCTACAACAACACACGCTGAATAGTCTCCACCTATACCTCTAGCAGTATCTGCTACAATAGTATAGTAATGTTTTTCTTTTGGTTCTACATATATATCTAAACCATTCTTTTGATATATTGGTTCTTTTGAACTCAATCTACCAATTGTTGTAGCATTTATTAAAGTATTTGTAGACCCTAGAAACTCACATAAAACTTCTTGATTGAATTTAACCTCACCCAAGAGGCCTTTCTGCTCTTCCAACCACTTCTCATCTCTTCCAGGAATCTCATAGTAAGGTATGAACATGTTTTTAAACCCGTTCGTACCCTTCTCAGATTCGTTCCAAAATTTCCAAAAGTGATTATACCCTAGTGGTGTGGACGTTAATAGTATTTTTGTTGTCTCACCCGCTGAAATTGTAGGGTATACAGATGTAAAGAACTCATCCGCTATGTTGTTAGGTATGATTGCTGCCTCATCAATGTACAACCAGTTAACTGATTTACCTCGAATTGCTGATGCTGTTGTAGCTGCTGATAATACTTTACTATTATTCTCTAACTCAACGTCACCCTTGTTCCATACCCTAACACCTTGTTGCATCCAAAGTGGTAGATTTTCGTACATTATCTGGTACCTGTTAAGTACCTCTCTAGCAGCTGATGCTTTGTTAGCCATGATGGCTACTGTTTTGTCTTCTTGAAATATTGTGTAATGTAATATACACGCAGCTGCTGTTACAGTTTTCCCTTGCTGTCTCCCTTCCATTAAAATTACTTTTCTCTCATCCATAATGAGATCCACTTTGCCTTTTTGGCACGGGAATAATTTAAATGGTTGTAATCCTTTGTCTAGTGTAACGATCTTTACATAGTTTTCTATAAAGTATTTTGTATCGTTCTGACATTTAATATATTCTTCGATTTCATGTTGTGTGAAATCATGTTTGTAAGCTAATGGTTTAAGATTAGGATTGCCGTGATACGATGATGCTTCCATTATTCAACTTCACCTTCTATTGTCTTAAGGTTTTCATCCTTAAGAGCTCTTAGTAACTCCTTAGTACTGCCTACGAATAAATTGTTTGTGGTGCCTGTAGCGCCTAATTGTTTGGCCCTAGGATCTGATGCTGAGATACGTTTACTTTTCTCTTGTATCTCTAACATGTCCTTAGCTGTGTCCTGTAAGTTTTTAATTAACCCACCTGCTACTTCAAATGCACGTGGTTGATCTGAGTTTCTGGCAATGTGTAGTATGCCTTCAATAGCCTCAGCGTTATATGCCTCTGCCTGTTTTAAAATAGACCTAGCATATTGCAAATCTTCTTCTTGTTGTTGTTGGTGTAACGCTGCCTTATCCTCTTCTGTCATTACAACAGCAGGAACAGGGCGTTCTGTTTGTATTTTTCTTAGGTTCTCTTCTAAAGCTTTGGTTACTTTCTTAGTGTCAAAAGTTTCATCCAAGTCTTTAAACGTATTAGGTTTCGAAGGTTTCATCAAAAGTCTCCATAAATGTATAGTCGTCCAAAGGCGTAGCAGTTAAAGGATTAACGGAAGTTGTAAGTGTTCCTTTATCGTTTAATGTAGTGCTAAATAGTCCTTGTGGATCATTATAAACACGGGCAATGGCAGTTTTAATAACTTCATCACTACCAACGTGGCTGTAAAAATTCAATCTCATTGTAAAATTCAATGTCCATACTACACTTAGTCTGTTTTCAAAGGCTCCCTCATACTCGTCCTCATATCCAACATTGTCTAGTGTAATTTTAATATCTCGTTTGATTCCCATTTCAGGTAAATCGTTTATTGTAACGTTAAAGTCTGGGTTGAAGTATGGAAGTACTTGTTCCAATGCTTGTAACCCATCATCTTGGTTCTTCGCAAATATATATAAAGATAAATTCATGTTAAACGGAGTGGAATTAAATGCTACTCTTACAGTATTAACATCGTCTCCTACACCAACTGATTTGTTCTTTTGTATTACTGCTGTCTTTCTTGCTGGATCGTATTGTAATCCTTGTATTTCAAACCCCATACGAGGTAATGTAATAGCCACTTCGCCTGCTGTACTTGTATCTGTTACCCTTGCTATCCTTGTCATAAACTTTTGTTTAGTAGAATATGCTAATGGTATGCGTAATGTCTGAGCTACTTCGCCAGCTGCGTTCTTTCTTTCAATATTTATATTATTAAATATAGTACCAAAAGCAATGATAGCCTTTCTTATGTGACTATGGTAAAATTGTTGTCCCTTAAACATCTAAAAAGCTCCGTAGGTCTTATAAATTACTGTGTAATGGATATTAAGGCATACTGTATTAGCACTATTACTCATTAGTTAATCTCTCCAAACGGGTTCTTCTCACTAAAGTCTAATATACCTTCAAGTGTTAATAGCCTATCAAAGTCTGCGTTGTCTATAGGTTCAGACGTTGATACTGAGAATGCTTCATTAAGTAATGATCCACTATCTTCCAAAGTAAATAACCCACCATCTTCTAAAAATATCTGATACTCTAACATGTCCTGAGAGTACTTCGTTTCTATAGCATCTATTGCTGCTATACCAGTATCTAAATCTTCTGAGCTGTACTCGAATAGTTCAACTGTTATTTTAAATACATAAATGTTACCTGCCTGGTAAAAGGGATTTTGGAATTCAACATGCTTAATCTCAAAAAGGGATTTTGTTTTGTCAAAGTATATTAAATCGCCTTCAGAAGGTCTGGCTGTTTGTGTAAATGCGCCGCCAGTAACTTGGACCATGTCTTCCCATCGTCTCTTAGCTAGTATAAAGGTAGCTTGATCTCGGACTTCCATTCCGAAACGTGTAAATATGTCGCCCTGTCCCTCGTACCCATTTACGTTGTCGAGATACATTTCCAAAGGATAGGCTGATGTGAATCTAGATAAGGTATCCTCATCAAAGATTGTGTTTTTGTTTACTATAGTTCTTGGTAGGTAGAATGTATCGTGGCCGTATATTTTAAGGCTCTCGATAATAAGATCTTCAATAAGACGCTGTTCGCCTGTATTGCCTATCCCACCACCATTTTGAAAAAAGAAATTTGTAGGCATGTTTTTACCCTATCATAAACGAAGGAGGTAGCTCGTACTTTTTCTGCATCTCTAACTCTATCTGCTCTATCTCTCTAATAGCTTCGTTATAAATTGTCTCACCGTTTAATGTAACTCCGCCAGGCATTTGTACGCCAGCGAACTTCTTGAGGTTCTCACCCCATTGTCTTTTAATTAGTGCTGTTGAATATTTCTTAAGAAACATATCATCATACACTTCATTGTATGTCGCAGGATCTACAATAGCATATGCTTCTGCTACAATAAAGTCCCCGATGTTATATGTTTTGTCCCAATCGGTATCTACATATAGTCTGTTGGTTTTTCTGTTCCAACGTATTTGTCTTTGACTTACTAGTAACTGCTCTAATGTTGACAGATGAGATCTTACCATTGTATAGTAGATCATGTCCGCGCCCATTAAGTTATATAAGTCATTCATTCTAAACTGATACATAAGATCAAACAGTTGTCCGTCTTTAGTAGCATTTGTAGCTGCTCCACCGAAATTAAATACTTTTGTTATTCCGATAATACCGTTACCTATAGGTAGATATCCGTTTTCAATATCCCCTTTCTGATAAAAGTCATTAGCTGCTATAGTAGCAGTGGCACCTGATAGATGCCCTGTTACCGTCTCACTTGCAACATAGGTGCCAGTCTGGGCGTTCTCAAAGTAAAGGAATTGTCCAGTAACATCAGTAGAATCAAACTTGGACAATGCCCCGCTTGTTCCACCTGTTAGTATGTCTCC